GGAATGTTGCACTCTCTGGTATCAAGTGTAGATACTCTGTTGGGGCAATGTACCCGAATCTTGTTTTCTTTATCATACTTTATCTTTTTTAAAATTTTGTAATGTTATATATTGTTTTACTTCTTGTAATCCTAACTCATCATCCTTTCGTAAATAATTATCGAAAGCTTCTTGTGTTAAATCACCATCCTTCTCATCCTTCCTATTTTGAAATCTTTCAAAACAAACATCCATTGGAGTATCCATCCAAATACATTCTGAGTCTGGATAAGCTCTTAGTATTTCCCATTGTCTAGGTCCGCTAATAACTAGTCCCTTCTTCCTTGTGCTTGTTCTGATGTCTCCTATAGCATGAATGATTTGATCTAATAATTCTGGATGACCTTGTAAGTCATTCCTTTCACTACTACTCAGTATACTACCAACCAATCTAGATACTTCAATGAAGTCAAAATCTAAATCGTCTGCTAAGTTTGATGCGAAATAACTTTTACCACTACATATGGTACCAGCTACAAATATTATATTATCCCTATACATAGACTTCAGCTCCATTTTCATTATCTTCAAAGACTGAGACATAAACACAATCAAATGCTTCCATGATCTCCTTGGCTAACATCTCACAGGACCTTGAGCCGAACTCATGGGTTCTTGTTATTGAGTCATAATACTCTTCATTTAGATAATCGATTATGTCTCGTTTGAACATAATAAATTCAACATCTCTGTCATCATGATTAACTGCTTTCTTTGCTGTGATGAACCATTTATGTCTGTGCATATCCGAAAGGAATGCTACCTCAGGAAACAAGTCTTTGGCACCAGGCCAGTTATGCATACCATCTAATTCTAGCTTTACTATTACGTTTGTATTCATATATTCTTAATCTTTAAATTCAACTCGTTCTGGAAACACTCTAACAACTTCCCCATCAACATTTTGTAACTCGTAGAACATAACACCGTCGTCGGCTATATACTCCTTTACGAAGAAACATTCTTTCATTAGTATGGCTTTAGTCTTTTTGTCTAATCCATTTAGGTGTACCTTTTCAATCGGTTTCATATCTATTATTTTTTATGTACTATAAATATACAAAATATAATCCATATATCCTAATTATTTGATATCTTTATTTCCTTGGAATTGCCCATCATAAAGTTCAGAAGGACTATTCTCATGCATAATGATTTGTGCAATTCTAGCTCCCTTCTCTATCTTGATCGAGTCACTTAGAATCATAACACCTCCCATTAAATCAGTTTCAAATCCTGGGTCATATACACCACTCGTAACTATTCCTCCCATTCTTAATAGTGAAGATCTTTGACGAATAAATGCTGTTGTCTTATCATCCAGTTTGCATCCTTGCTCAAATGTAATACTATAAGATCCTGGTGTCAGTCTCCATAATTCTTTCCCATCCTCACTGGTAGTATTCATTGGAATATAGTCATCTATTTCTGTTTTATCTGAATATAGTATTCCTCCATTGATCATGCTTATGTTTGATACAGTTAGGTCATATCCTACTTGAGCCTTCTTTCCTTTATTGTTTGTGGTAAGCATCGCTTCCACTTGTTTTGCGTTTAATAACATTTATTGTCTCTTTTAATTTATGTCGTAAATATCTGGTAAGTTCCTACTTAAGCCATTGTCATCGAGTCCGAATCCAATCACCCATTCATCACCTATTTCAAACCCACAATAATCTATGGGATGATCGTCTCCTTTCCTTTTCAACATAGTCACCACCTTAATACTTTTAGGTGATTTCTGATTAAGGTGAATGATTAGTTCCTTCATTGTATTTCCTGTGTCTATAATATCTTCAACTATGTAAATATCTCTACCTTGAATATCAACTTCAATATCCTTAGTAATGCTTACTCCACCTGAGTTATCTTTTCCTTCATACGATTTAGCTCTAATGAAATCTAGTTCACAAGTCTTATCATAATTCCTAACCAAGTCTGTGAAGAACATGAAAGCTCCATTAAGTACACAGATAAATACGGGAGGTAATGGGTTGATGTTATTCTCATCGTGTCTAGATAACTCTTGTCCCAATTCTTTAATTCTTTTAGCTAATTGCTTTTTTGTAATCAATACCCTCATTAGTAAATTATCCTTAGTAAGTTTTTAAATTTAATATCTGTAACATCTATCTTATATAATCCACTGGTCACCCCCATCTTAGACATCAACAATCTCATATCAGGTAAACTGTACCAGTATCCTCTACCGGCATTAACGTCAATGTGATATATTCTATCGGACTTTGATTTCATAAACCAACCTGGCTTACCATTCTTTTCCATTTCCAAGTAGAATATGTCACCATTCAAATTACCTTTACTATCTAGGTAGTATGTATTCTTCCAAGCACTTTTTGTAATACCAAAATCAATTCCATCAATCTGTGACTTCCAATCATTCCTCAAGTCTTCCACTTGATATACAGACGATAGTTTATTCATAACCCACTCCTCAGCACTATCACCCTTTTTTCCTACTGATCCAAACTTTTTTTCTAAAATACTCATATTATTGTTCTTTATATATTGACGAATTACTATTGTTTTCCCAACACTCAACTTTAACTACTTTACATCTACCTCCATCTGTTAATGCTAATCGTTCGTTGAAGTGTTCGTACACCATTCTTGCACAAGACTCAGCTCCCATCTTATCCATAACGACAAGTTTACATAATCCAAGTTCTTCCATATACTTGAATGTCTCTAACTGAGGATCATCCTTCTCAATTAGTGTAGTGTGATCCCACATACTATTCATCCACTTCTTCAATCCATTACCAGGAGTTGGTTCAGCGTCTGTATTCTTAAACCCACCATAATCTACAATCCAGTTCATCTCATCCAAGCCATCATTCTCAGATGTATCGTTTGCTTCAAACCACACTTTAAACTTCAAAGCATATCCATGAAGTAATTGACAATGTGAATGTTGAGCTCTCCATTGTCTTAGTGCTACAGAATAGTTATCGAATATTTTTGTTGATTGATATTTTGCCATATTATTCTTCTTTGTTTATATATTAAATATACGGAATATATTTGAATTATGCAAGTTTTTCACTTGATAATATTTATTTTTGTTGAGAGTAGGTATGTATTGCTTTTCTTAATTTTGTTATTAAGTCTTTCACTTCATCTGAATCCATAGTTACAGTACAGCAAGTGTCTTCTACGTGATCTTCAATTTCCTTTAATATAGCATACACTTCTTTTACAGTCATTACACCATTATCTTAGTATCGTATGCAATAATGTGATCTCGTCCAGTCATATTGTATCCATGCTCAGCACACATCTCAAACACTATTGGATACATAATAATCAATGTCTCTCTATTATCCCCTGCTGGCATAATATAAGTTTTATCCTTAGGAATATTTAGTTCTAATCTCAATGCTTCAATTTCATCTAAATTTGACATAGTTCCATCCCAAACTGGTTTGTAATGATAATCGGTATGATAATCTAAAGTCTGTTTTATCGCTTCGATATTCATCCTTTTTCTATTGTGAGTTGATATCATCTTCTCAGTTACTTCAACTCCCTTAGGTGTCTTAGCTCCTAGTTTTGGAATAGAGTTACTGAATTTAGGACTTAGTGATATTAGATCTATTGGATGATCTGTCTTTACGAAATGAGATCCTTCAGTTTCAATTGTCATGATTATTCCTCTCTCATTACAAAAGTGAGTTAATTCGTTTACAATTGATGGATGCATCGTAGGAGATCCTCCAGTTAACATCATTTCCTTTACATGAGGATTTTCGTCGTATATATCAATTATGTCTTGGAATGTATGTCCTCCCTTTTCGGGATGAATAGAAGTATACCAACTATCACACCATCCACCAGCTCCAAAATAACATCTATGAGTACATCCGGTAGTTCTAACTGCTATCGTTGGTCTTCCGAACCTACTACCCTCAGATTGTACACACCTATACAATTCTAGTATAGGGAGTACTTTATTATAATCTGTTATTCTTTTATTCATTACAGTCTACTTTGATCGATTAAGCTAAAGAATTCCGATCTTGTTGTAGCACTATCCCAGAAGTAACCTGACATCTGAGAAGTCTTCATTACACTATCGTGTTTGATTCCTCTACACTTAACACAGTTGTGTTGTGATTCAACTACCACTGCTACACCTCTATGTCCTTCACACAATCCTTCGATATGATCATGAATTTGTTTTGTTAATGATTCTTGAATGTTTGGTCTTCTCGAATAGAAGTCAACAATACGATTCAGTTTACTTAAACCAACTACCATATCAGTCTTTTCTTTTCCTGGAATGTAAGCTACGTGAGCTACCCCCGAGAATGTTAAGTTGTGATGTGCACACATACTCATTACTGGTATTCTTGTTTGACATATTAGTCCAGTATATCCTTCGTCATTAGGGAATGCTGTGATCTCAGGTTCTTTTCCAATCGATCCTGCAATCAAATCATTTACCCAAGCTTTAGCAACTCTCTGTGGAGTTCTATCACTGTGTTGATCTGCTCTCCAATCGAAGCCCAATGCTTCTAAGAAGTTTCCATAATGTACTGATGCTTGCTCAATCATAGTAGCTTTTTCAGCTTCTGTTCTTGGCATATTGCCATTTGCTTTTTTTAATAATTCCATAACCTTTTTCTCTTTAGTTTGCTTCTGTTCACCCATAGTATATTTATTTTTTATTTATATACAATATACGAAAAATATTTGAGACTAGAAACTTTATAACGATTAATTTTTAATTTTTTATAGACTGCTAATCTCGCAAGCACCACCAGCACAAGCTAGTTCTCCTTTGAGGTCAGTATTGTCTTCTAATTCTACAACTCTTGTCAAGTCAATGTTGTTCAGTGACTTTGCCATTTCATCATACTTCTCTTTTGTAATATCTTCGAATGGAGCTTGTACATATGTACCTCCATCATATGGTAACACTGACAATCCGTTGTAGTGATCTCTATTGCTCCACATCCATTCTCCAACACCATTCCATTCGTCATCCTTAAGGGAGATAGTGGCTGATACATTGTGACCATTACTACCCTTCCTGTGACCTGTCTTAACCCACTCTATAGCTACCCTTTTCACTCTTTCCAATAAGTCCATCGGTGATTCAGTTCTTAATATAGATCCCTTTGGAGCCTTTTGAGGTATGCTAATGATTGCAGTATCGTGTGGTCTGAAGTAATCATCTTCTAATAATTCTGGATGGTATGCTTGAAGGTATCCATATATAGACTCGTTCTTTCCTACACGTAGTCTTCTAATATAGTATTTAGCATGCCAAGCGTGGATACCTGATGATGTACCCATTACGATACTACTTGTACCCGATGGCTTCACAGTTGTAATTCTAGCTGCTTTGTTAATACCCAATATCTTAGCAACTCTTGCGTTTTCTTTCTTAGCAACCTTTGCTGCTTCAACCATATCCATTTTTAATATTGCACCCGAGCCAATACCAGTCATTGATATTCCAACAAGAGCTTCCTTTTCGGTTGTTTCTTTCCATACAGATCTCAAGTAATGAAAATCGGTATACGAAGCCTGCAGTGTTCCTAAGAATGTTGCTGCCTTAACTCTTTCATTCAAGTCTTCCTGTGAATCTAATACACTTACATTTACCTCACATAAGTTACAGAATTGATTTGGTTTCAAAGCAATTTCAGCACAAGGATTTGTACCATAATTCTTATCATTACTGAATAGTATGCCAGGTTCACCTGCTCCACTTAGTTCAACTCTCTTCCATAAATCCATAAAGAAGTCCTTGGTTACTTTGTGTCTGATTAGTAAGGCAGAATTATTTGCTCTACCTCTCTGTGGATTATTCTCCCACCAATTACCAGCCTTAGCACTAATCATATCATCATCGTCAGCATTGAATATAGAAATTAAAGCTGCTCTTCTTATACCTCCAGCTAATACTGCGTCAGCTACGTGACACATGATATCGTGTGCTTGAATTGTTGAAAGTTTCTCGCCATCTTCAACAGCATCTAATAATCCTGTGATCTTTAGTACACATTCTTTTAATGGTTGAGGTCCTGGAGCCTTACCTCCCGACGTAATTAGTCTTGCACCTTTCGGTCTAATATCACTGAAGTCGAATATAACTCTTGATGATCTACCACCCATATAAGATTTCATTAATAGTTTAATTGTATCGGCCCATCCTTCAATGTTATCACTAACTAAGTATCTTTTCGTTCTATTCGGATACGGTTTATTAATTTCCGGTAGATTTTCCACGTGATGTTTTTGTACACTGAATCCAACCCCACTACCACCTAATAATAGGAACATAGTTTCACTGAATGATTCTAAGCTATCGATTGGTAGGTATGCACAATTGTATAATCTATTTGGAGATATTTCAATTGGCTTTCCACCGAATTGTAGTGATCTCATAGATGGTGCTATTTTCTTATTGTAAACTAGTTTGTATGTTTCTTCAATCTGATCTGACAAGTCTGGAAACTTTTTTAGATGCATAGCTTTATTTCTATCTACTAACTCTGTCCAAGACTCTCTTCTTTTTTCTTCTGGTAAATATTTTGCGTATTTCATGTGGACCGTAAGATCCGACAATATCTGATTCGATATATCCATAACCTTCATTCTCTTTTAATTTATTGTTGTGTTAGTATAAATATATTTCACAGTTAGTTAGTGTTGAAATTATCCATTTTCTTTTTCAATATTCTTCTAATAGTTTCCTCACTATTATCCATACTTTGTTGTACTACTGCTCCTTGTACCGAAGCTTGGTTCATTATCTCAAAACTACCATTGTTGGTATTGATTGTAGATGGGAATGTTATTCCATCGGGTCCAAATCTATTCTTGATGACATGAATTCTTCCTGTTCCATTAACCTTATCTTCTATCTTTCTTGACAACGACATTACAAAATCTGCGATCATAATCTTAGAGTATGACTCAGCAATCTTATCTGCTTCTATAATATCTTCCGACGCTGAACTTCTGTTTGATTGTGATGCTGTCCAAACCGGTACTTCCAATTCCCCAGCTAACCCTCTCAACTCTTCATATATATTTCCAAGTTCGTGTCTTAGATCTTTCCCTCTCATACTACTATTACCTTTGAGTAGATCGGCATAATCTAATATAATTATGTCTGGCTTCTTCCCAAGTATCTTATACTTCTCAATATGTGACCTAACTGTATTGATCGAAGCTCCTTTGGTTGGATAGTGTTTGATAACAAGATCACCTGGAATCTTTTCAACCTGCTTTTTAATGTCATCTATGTTATACTTAAGTTCTTGATTTGCAATTCCTGTAATAACCGAATCATATCTTAACCCCACATACGCTTCATTTAATTCCAAAGTATAATGTAGCACATTCAATCCAGCTTTTACAGCTGCTACCCCTAAATTAACTAGGAGATAAGACTTCCCAATACCTGCAGGTGCTACAACAACTCCCAACTCACCTTTTCCTAAACCACCGTCCATCAAATTATCTATCTCTGACCATCCAGTAGTTTTAACATCCCTAACAGATTCCTCATATCTAGCATCAATATCTTCAGCCCATTCGTGTCCAATCTGTCTATCACCTCCTGCCGTCATTGCAGCATCAATCTTATACTTGATCTCATCATACTGACCATTCTTAAGTAATTCAACCGATGAAAGTATTGCTTTTTTTATCTGTTGGTTTTTGCAGAATTCAATGGTCTTTTCCTTAATGAATTCTAAATCTTCTGATCCTAAGTATTTCAGAGACTCCTTCATATTATCAACTATAGTGGATCTCAGTAGCTTGTCATCAATATCAGCTAACTTAACTTTCATCACTTCCATTGTAGGAGGTGACTTATATTCTGTAAAGTAGTCTCGTATGATTCTAACTATGTATTGATTAGACTCATTCTCAAAGAACATGGGATCTAGTATGTCCAGTGATTGTTGCAAGAAATTCCTATCATTAAATAAACACGTTATGATCTTTATTTGGAACGTGTAACCAAATTCACTTAGTCTATCTGTCATCTTTATCTTTCTTATCTGCCATTGCATCCAGTGTAGTGAATACTTGTCTTAACCATAAATCTGGATTTCTTATGGATGAATTAATCTTGTCTTCTAATACCATAGTCATAAATTTAATCTTCTTCAACCTTGATATTGGACCTCTCGCTACTTCCATAATTGTAGTCTTTGCAATTCCGTGTATATCGACATCTCCCAATTGCATTAGGTCATAATTCAATCTCAATAGATCTTCACTATCCGCTATCTTATCGTATATCTTTTTCTTCCCTCTGTTATCGTTTGCGTGGTTTATGATATCATCGATAGTTAGTTTCTTGTGTTCAAATAACATAGGCATTACCTTCTTCAAAGTCTTCACACCAACTCCTTTTATTCCAGGAATATTATCTGATGGATCTCCTTTCATTGTTCTGAATAGTAGGAAGTTGTCTATCGGGATATCGAATTCATTCTTAACTGTATCTTCAAAGTATAATATTTTCTTTGTTGGAGACCAAACTTGAACCCTATCGTCTACTAATTGTAGGAAATCTTTATCCGATGACATAATAAAACAATCACTCTTAGGATAAACTTGTTGACTTAGATATGCTATTGCATCATCTGCTTCAATGTTCTCCGGAGCCATAACTGTTACTGGAAGTTGATCTAGATATTCAGTTAGTCTATGTATCTGTTGTCCCATAGAAATCCTTTCATCTGATTGACATAGTGTGGATCCAAATCTCGATATGTGTTTCTTAACTCTTCTATTAGCTTTGTAGTCTGGGAATATCTTTCTGCGTTTGGCTGATCCCCCCTTGCCATCAAAGCAAATAATAACTCTTGTTGGTTTTATATTCTTGATTGCAAAACCAACTGACATTAAGAATCCAGATATACCTCCGATATGTACTCCATCATCATTGGTTGCTGGGTTTACTGTGTATGCTCTGATGAATGTATTTAGTCCATCTACGATTAGTATTCTATCGTTTGGTTCTAAACTAGCTGAATCTGATTCTTTTAGGTTAGCTAGTATGCTTATGTAGTCTTTTTTCATATGTATAATATACGGAAATTAATTGGAATAAAAAAGGAAAACAATCTATTTTATTTGAATAGTTATGTGTTCTCCTTGTTGTTCATCTCCTGGATCGGAAATAATAATTATTGGGTGGTGCATCTATTGTCTCAGGTACTCTTGTATATATTCTCCTGTTTTCTCTCCGTTTTTCAGGATTTCACAGCTTGGACATATACCTTCTTCGATGGCAAAATTGACCAAGCTATTTATTGAGTTGAATGATTCTGAGTATGATTGTAGTGTGTATGTATCTTTCATATCTATTGTTTTAGTTTATATTGATTCAATCATTTCAAATGGTACATTGAAGATTTCTCCATCAAAGCTAACCTTACATTTAGTTTTGTTTATCTTTGTGATTACACCTTCACGCCCCATCAATCTAGGATGATTAACCATCACTTCTTGCCCCAACTTTAGTGTACTTTTGGTTCCTCCCTTCAATTCGATCATCTGATTGATCTGTCCTTTTAATTCTTTTAATTGCTCTATAGATAATGTATGTAACATCTCTGTAGTTTTTGGTAATGTGTTCATCTTAATTTTTTTAATTTTGAGACCATTAAGGAGACCTCTTCCCTTTTTATACTATAAAGATCAGAAATATAATTGAGACTAGCAACTTATTTCCGATTTATTTTTCTGGTCAATAGAGACACTATTATGGCGAATACCACATAGTACATGAGTATGTTAAACAACACTACTGTTTGTTGGGGGATATATTGATTCTATCCCAATACGGACCACTCTTGGTTCCTGTTACTACCCTCTTGTTTGCATACGACTCTATGTCTTCCATCATCCTATCTAACAGAGCTAGCTTAGGTACATCTTGTTGAGTGGCATCTTGTATGTATCCTTTCATCATATCTTTCAATTCTTCTTTTGTCATATTAAACGTTTCTTCCATTTTCGTATACATACTTGACTGTTGGAAATCTTAAAGACAATTCTCCATTCTTATTTTTACTTTCCTCAAAATATTGAACCGTAATAGTCTTACCAATCAAATCCTGTGGCTTAGCTTCATATCTTATTCTTTGTTCTTGAGACCACCCAGATCCTACTGCAACCTCATTACCCTTATGCATTATGTATGCTTGAGCTAACATAGGCATCAACACTTCTTTACCTTCTCTGATTATTCTATGTGTCTCGAAATCTACACTTTGTACTACATATTCTGCATCGAAGAACTTCTTACACTTCAGTAAGTTTTTAGATCTCTTTCCTTCGTACCCCGAGTTCTTCCTTAGCATCACTCCTTCATATCCCTTCTCTTCAGCATCAGCAATCATTTCAGATAATTGTTCGTTCGATTCGATTGGATGTTGTTCCAGTAAACTCAACGTATTTGTTTCAGTTAAATCACATCCCTGAATATTTGTGTATCTTTCTTCTAGGTTAGTTGTTCCAACCTTTGTATCGAATTCTTCTAATGTTAGATAATCGAATATAACATACTTAGGATTTTTGATTGAATGGTTCTTCCTTTTGATCTGTTTCATTAAACCTTGGAAGTGTTCGTTCCCATCATTATCCATCAAACAGATCTCTCCATCTAATACAAAGTCTCCTGGTATAGTACTCACATCATCTAAAACTCTTTGTATTGTAGTCAGTTCATTCCCTTGCCTCGAGTATGCTTTTATATTATTATTTTCCTTCCTGATGATGCATCTCACACCATCTAGTTTCCTACTTCCAACCCACTCTTCATTCTCGAAGTCACAGAATTTAGGTTCGTATTTGGTTGCTAAGGCTACATCGAATGTTGGAATTAAATTTGGTATAACTTTATTGATAACTGATTCAGAAGCTCTAATTTCTAGATTTCTATCAATTATGGAATAAATTAGATCACGATATTGGATATGATTAATTACAAACCCATTAACTTGTGCTATTGCATCATGACCAGTGAATGTTCTATTATTTAGACCATCCAATAAACTAAAAATATCTTTGTGTGTATTATACTTGAATAAGCCTGTGTTCTTTTTGCAATTCTTAGATGTGACATTAAATTTTAAGAATGTGTTGTATGTATAGTGTAATACTTTCGTGATGAATTCATCACCTTTAATCGATTCTATTATCTCCTTCTTCTTCAATAGAGATGATGTCGATTTCATTTGAAGCACGAATCTATCTAGCTTCATTAAGTTTTTAGTTGTTTCTATTGACATTTTACGATAATTTTTTAATTAGTTGATCTAAATAGTATTCCACTTCAGTTGTAACTTCTTCAAAGTCTTCTGGTGCTGTGTAATTACCGTAGCCAGGACCTGCAGTTAAATAAGGATCTGAATTACAGCCAAGTGTTCCTTTATAGAATATTATTGTTGCTTCCATATAATCATCATCTCCAGTATAGTCAGGATTGAGGAATTCTATAGTATAACCTTGATCATCTACTTCTGTAAAACCTTTGCTTGCCATGAAGTTTACAACCCCATTAGTGATTTGTTTTCCTATTTCTTTTTTTGTTACCTTCTTCATAGTTTTATTTTTTACGATGAGATCAGAATTAAGGAGACCTCTTCCCTTTTTATACTATAAAGATCACCCTAATAAATGAGACTAGCAACTTTTTTACTGTTTATCTGTATATTCTTTTATGTCTACCATTTCTAATCCCCTCGTGAATCTTCCTGCACCATTAGATCTAGTCCAGAATATTATAGATTTTCTATCGTAAAATATACACACCTTAGATAAATCTCCTTCTGTAATGTAACAATCGAATGCTTCGTCACACTCTGGGATTAGTATCCACCAAGTTTGGAATATCTCTTCTCTGTTGAGAATTACCACAATATATTCTTTGTGTACAGACACAACTACTTTAATATCTTCCTTCTTTTCTAGTTTGTATGTTTCCCCATTCCATTCCCACAATTTGGATACATTAGATTCATACATAGTTTGACTATAGCAAACAGAAGTGATTAACATTAGTATTGTGATTAGCTTTTTCATTTAGATCTCTTAGAATTTGATTTGTAGTCCCTAGGAGAATCGAACTCCTATTTTATGGATGAAAACCATATGTCCTAACCGTTAGACGAAGGGACCATTTTAATACACTTTTATAGTACGACCCATACTATCCTCCAATCTAGTTACATTGAATTCTTGATCCAACGATTCTAACATAATCCCTGGTAATTCTGGTAGCATTTGTATTGCCAATGTAAATATGTTCGATGGAAGATTCCCACCTTTGGTTACAAAGTGATTATACAATAGACTGGTGTCAAACTGACCATTAGTTCTCATTACTGTGTATTGGTGTCTATTCATAATTTACTTATTTTGATTGGGTGGGGGGATTCGAACCCCCAGTGTTTCAACTATTGCTTGGTTGGTTAAACACTTAAAAAACCATTATTCAATTCTTATAGTCTTTAAGAATTGTGAGTTTCCGTTAAGTCTCTCATTATATAATCTCGATACTCTGAGATTTTGCGTCTTCCATAGTTTACTTCAATCGGTTAGATATCAGTGAACTTTCCGCCACACCCAAAATTTTTACCTATCCAATAGGTACATCATCATTTCCAACTTCTACATCATCTATTCCAATACTGTCTATATCATAAGACATAACTAGCTCATCACATATCTTACTATAAATATCATCCTTACGAGATTCATCACTTAAAATTTTGCTTTCAAAATCTTTAGATAAGAATTTAATTTGTTCGCCAGTTTTTTCGTCTGTATAGGTATACCATGCTCCTCCTTGAGCTACTAGGTTGTAGTCTTTCATTACTTGTAACCAAGATCCATAATCATCTATTCCTGACTTGAATAATATGTGAAACTCTGCCTCTCTTAAAGGAGGTCCCATCCTATTCTTAACAATCTTAGCTCTTGTTTTGATTCCTATAACTTGTTCAAATCCATTTATCTTAGCTTTGATTTGACCTACAGCTTTTAACCTAAGTCTACAAGATGCATGAAAGCCTAAAGCTTTCCCCCCACTCGTAGTATAGATATCTCCAAAACTTACACCCAGCTTAACTCTCAACTGATTTGTGAATACTAAAGCAACTCTTTCTCTTCCAATCATCTGAGTAATTTTTCTCATTGCTTTGGATAGTATAATTGCTTTGGATGTAGCCCAACCATCTTTTTCATAATCAGCAGCTTGTTCTACCTTCGTTGTAGCTGCAGCAACTGAATCTACAACAACAGTAACTAGTTTATCTTTGTTTGATTCCTTCACCTTAGTGATAATATTCTCAATAACATCAAAGATATCTTCGATCGCTTCCAATTGTATATACAACATCTTATTCAAATCAATACCGATTGCTCTCAAGAATTCTTCATTCATTGCATTTTCAGTATCGATGTAAACTGCTAACCCATCTTGTTTCTGAGTGTTAGCTAGCAAGTGGGCAGCTATTAAACTCTTCCCACTTGCTTCTAACCCTGTCAACTCTGTGATACGCCCAACCGGAATACCACCATTAGGTCTATTAGATATTGCTAAGTCTAGTAATGAAGATCCAGTGGAAATCCATTCAGTTAAATCTGTTGGTGTATCTTCTGATCCATCCAGGAAGTAAGCTACCTTACCATCCTTTTTAAACTTCTTGTTTAACGAATCTGCCAATACATTTGCCAACTCATCGTGCTTACTTAAAGCTCCGACTTCTTCTTCTTTTACTTTTCTTGCCATATTAATATTCCCCTTTATGAGTTAAATAAACTATCGAATGCTGTATTGATATCACCAGTACCCGTAGTGTTAGTTGCAGCCGCAGGAGCATTATTTGTAACAACTGGCTCTGCATTATCGTCTCCAACTTCTAACCAAGTTTGTAAGTGACCTTTTAATTCGTCATAAGAAACCTTCTTAAATATCGTGAAGATATCTTTTTGTTGGTTCATAATCTTATCAGCTAGTCCTTGATCTGTCGTAGCAGGTAATTGGTTTGGTTTAACTCTAATTCCAGTTTTAGGGAAGTTTCCTACACCTTCTGCTGGAGTGTATTCAACGGTGATATCTCTACCACTAGTTAAGTCAGTAATGTCTCCATAATCTGGATCTGCTACGAAACCTAATAATTCTGTATATACTTGTTTACCGAATCCCCATAACTTAACACCTTCTGATTCTTGTCCACGTACAATTACTGGTACATACACTCTCATCTTAGGTGTTAATTTTTTAGCTAACTTCCAGTCATCGGACTTTCCAGTTGCTTTTAATTGTTGTGCAAATTCTTCTACTGGATCTGCTTCGCCATATGTTACTGGAGATAAGTAATTCTTCTTTCCGATATCATAGTGGAAGTACATTTCCAAAAATGGGTTTGCTTTATTGTATTGGTAAGGAACGATTCTAATTTGATTCTTTCCAGCCTCAGGCTTCCAAAGTGTATTTGATTTTCCTGTTTGTTGTTGTAAACCTGAAAGTTTACGTCTGATTGCATCTAAATCTAATGCCATAATTTTTTCTCTTTTTAGTTATTAATTATTTGTTATTTTTAATTGTTTGCACTTCTTTTCTAAGATCTTGTGCTTGACCTTTCATTTCCTGCATTGCTTTTCTAATCCTAGTACCAGCTGAAGCATTACCACCGTTAAACTTATCGATGTCTCCTTGTAGTTCTGTAAGAATAGTTTGCATGTTTTCAATTGAAATCATATTGTTCTCCTTTTTATTATTAATTATTACTAAGGTAAATATAAGGAATATTCCTCACTTTACCAACTTATTTCCAAAATATTTGTATACAAACTATACACAACGTTAACAATAATGATATGGCTGTTTTGATTGTAATTCCTTCACCCATTATCAACCACGTCAATAAAGCATACGATGATATTCCCATAGAGAATGCCAAGAACCTACCAGGCCAAACGGTACCGAAGTATTCGTAGGCATATCCAGTTCCTAATATAAATGTGTATGAAATTATTGTACCTCCAGTTATAGATAATATAAGTGGATTTTGATGAAACCATTTCCAGACGAATTGTCCGTTGGTTTGGAACCAAGTAATGGTTTGAGCGAATAGGAATAATCCTATCGATAAAACTAGTTTATTCATTTTGTATAGTTTATTTATTAATTGTTATTATTACTATAAATATAAGGAAAAAGAATTAAATATGCAACAGAAAGAGTGATTATTTCCTATTGGTTCTGATTATATCCCTTATCGTAGTGTTGATCTTCTTTAACCCATTGTCATTGGTTAAGAGTATACAATCCTTATACGTCTCCCAATCTAATTGGAAAGACTTATCTAGTAGTCCGTTGTTGTGAGATTTGATAGCTTCATTCAAAGCATTGATCGTATATAGTGTGTTTGTATGTTTCTTTCTGTGTAGTGATATTGTCCCCGCTACTCCACTTCTTGAGTTGCCATATTCTATATTGTATGTACACATTACATCTTCTTTGTTTTCTGTATTAGATAGTATGAATATCTTTCCATAAACTATCTCATATGATCTTTGAATAGTATCTACTGTTTGATTTAGTGTTTCCACATTAGTGAATGTACAGAGTAATTGGGTTCTCATTTATATATCCTAATTACCTATTTCACCTTCCAACAATTTGAATAGTACTGACTTTGTACCACCTTTTTCGATATATGTTCTTTCAATTTTCCCATCTCTCGTTTTCTTAGTTCTCGTTTTCATTATTGGGTGCTCTTTACCATCTTCATCTACATACATCAAGAATGATGACTTTTTAGGATCTTTCGATTTTCTGATCCTACCTTCTTTGGATAATCTTTTAATGTTGTCTAATATCTTATCACCATCTTCACTTCCTGGTAATGGAATTTTTCTTATCTTATCTTTATTCTGGTACATAAACCCTTGAAGTCCCTCAGGTGGATTTGTACCAACTATATTGAACACCATAAAATCATATAAAACTTCAGGAGTTTCTTCTGCTGATTCTAATAGGCTATCCAACATAGCTTGATGGATTTGTTCTGGATCTTCGAGGTTGACAATACTATCTCTGAATTTATCTCTCATCTTTGCTGGGAGTTTTTGGATTTGTTGTTCGTAACCACCATCACGGATAGCTTCTCTTCTTTCATCACTTCCAGCTTCGGTATTCTCTATTGCATCGACAGCTCTTCGTGGTCCCAATTGTCCTAACTGCATCGAACTACCATCCTTCACCGAAGATCCTATTAGTGCTACTCTCTCACCTTTAGGAGTTTCTGCATATATAACTATGTCGGCTCTAAATTCATCTGTATCTAAACCACCCTCACAATTAATCTTTAATTTGGTTCCTTTGGGTAGATTCATCTTGCTCATTAAATCTTTTGCTGTCGCCATCTCTACCGCTAGTTTTTCGTTCCTTAGTAATTCATCAAGATTTTCCTTCACCTTAGATATATTATCTACATTGGAAAACCAAAGCCCTGCGTCTGCTCTTAAGTCGTTTGTATCTACAGTAACACCTTCTGGTGTCGTATAGGTTCCATTCTTAACTAACTCTTCTATAACATTACCCCATTCCGACGAGTCTATGCCAGATGCTGCTATTGCATATGACAATGCAACTGTGCCTTCGTAAGCGGTTGCTTCCCCTGCTTGTTTTTTACTATTCTCTCTCGATGGTTTAGAATGGATGGAATATTTTTTACCTTCTGGAGATATTGCGGTTAGTTTTTTTGAGTCGAAATTAGATATTTCCCACCCTTTACTTTCCAACTCATTTACTAGTTTTTCGATAGTTGCAGATCTTTTTGTATCACCAACTTCAAAGTGAAAATTGAATTGTTTACGATCGTTGAACATAACATCCATTATATTTGTTTTAGATATATCACTACTCTTAGATCCCAAAGATAACTTTACTCCACTTGGAAGTAGATTGCTTACTGTGCTGACATTCTTCTTTGTGTCAACTATTCTTTGTTGTGTTTCCTTCGAGTTGACGACATCCAATCCAGTCTGTAATTGACTCTCCACATCAGCAAACTGTTTTTTAAATACTTCACTGGCTTTATGCTCGTTTTTTAATTCGTCATGATAACTGATGTCATCACTTGAATCTACTTCCCCTTTACCTTTAGGTTTACCGTTACTATTCTCATCATCTTGAAACATATGAGCACCCTTTACTGTCTCATCACCATGTAATTCACTTTTGCCATCCTCCTTAGGTTCATGCTCTGTATGTGTTCCAGATTTTATAGCTTTATCTCTATTTTCTTCTGACGAGAATGTTGAGGTTTGTTTTGTGTCTTTGTTGATGGCTAGGAATGTTTCTTTATCATCTATTTCGTTGATGAAAGATTTTATAAATGTAGGACTGTAACCGAATTCCAATAGTATGGATTTCAATTCTAATATGTGTATGTGATTTGATAAGTTGGGAGTTCCATCTGAAACCCTATAACTTAGTTCGGTAATTATTTTATCTATGTTCATATATCGTCCCATTCATATAACTATTGTTTGTTCTGATATAAATATATGTCTACCCAGTATAGATCACCATATTCCCATAGTTCTTACCTATGTGAATTGACGTTGGATATTCTAAAACTTTTTGTATCTTCTTGATCAAGCCTTTCCCATCATTAGGGCTTATGTCGAACAAGAATGAATCGTATGTGTATAGGATCATTTTACTATCCTTACCATCCAATAGTCCAAACAATTCTTTTAGTTTCGTTGCATTCATTTCCGTCTCGTAAGCTTGAATCATATAATTGAATAGTTTCTGAGAATTCATCTTATCGAAATTCTTTTGATACAACTTACGTTTGAATATAGGTGTCTCTATGTATCCATTTGATTTGAATGATATCCACTGTTTATCTATATATTCCTTCACTGCATAGAAGTATGGTACAGATTCTAATTCTTTCGGTACCCCACCATAAAGTATTCTGAATGTTATCTTTTTGGACTCGTCATATTGTTCGGGGGTTATTTCTTTTGTATCAAAGTAAATTTCTCCCAAATGTTCATGGAAGCTTTCAGTAGGTGGTTTGTAATCTATAAGGTTACATATCAATCTGAGGTGGTAAGCATCAAAATCGAAGTCAGCTAAAACTCCTCCTGGAAACCTACTGATGAACCTATCTCTCGATCCATCATCCTTTTTCAATGCTGCATAGTTGATACCGTTGTTTGAATTAGATGGTCTTCCAGTTCTTGTGAATAGATTGTATCTTGTAAACTCTAATCCAGCTGAAGTATATAGTCCTGCTTCTTCAATCTTTCTGAATTGGTTGATTGTGTTGTTAGTGTAATTTAAAACATCATTGTCTGTAATTTCTGAAGATATGAGGTGTTTAATATCACTAGATAATTCCCTATGTTTACACTGAGGAATGATATCCATAATATCCGATCTGTCTCCATACATCCTAAGGAAGTGTATGTGTGCTTTAGTATAGATTGTATCCATATCTAATGCCTTATTGTTGTCCAAGTAATACTTGATCTGGGTATTCGTGTATTCTGCTTTCATATATAACTATTTTATCTATGTGTAATAGATTATGTTTTATTAACTTATTATTTATTAACTATTACTATTACTATTAATTTAGTTTTTAATTAAATATAATGAAAAAAACTCGAATATGCAACAAAGGTTGGGTTTATTTTGGTATAGTGATATCTGGTACATAAGATCCTTCGGATGGAGATATGTATGGATTAGATAGATATTCTAATGTTGTGATATGTTCATCTAGTTCTGGGATAACATCTAATCCTTCCACCAAAGCAGCAAGGTTAGCATCAGCTGAAAAGTTATCTAGTTTCAATTTCAATTCTACCAATTTATATATTTTACTGTATGGGGAATTTGATTTATTTATTCTTTTGTATGTACCTTTGCTTACTTCCATAATACTTTTGGTTGTAGTATTCAATACAAAAAACACAGAGTATTTATTATCCTCCATTTCCTTCTCTGTTAGCTTATGTTGGAAAGGTATTGGCTCTTCAAAATCTACCTTATAAGCCTTTTTCAGTTGACCATATATACCACCATTTACATTATCTCTGTACGGGAATAATTTTTGAGTTCTTTCGTTCTCTACAGACAATTCGTTACACCCATAATGTATATTTGAATATGATGTTATTGTACCTATATATTCTTGATACACCCCATCTTTATCTAACACCATATACTCCTTACCGGGGGTATAAGATTTGGATATGTATTTTTTTCTATATACTCTCATTCTTACTAACCCTCTTCCCCTCTCATTCTTAATCCAGTTTCAATAGATGTTGTCCAATCACTAATGGATACATCTTGAGTTACCGATGTTACTTGGAATGCATGGTAATCAATAGACATTAAATCCGTTACTTCTTTTACTTTTAATAAGTGCCCCCATTTGAATCCTCCGATACCATCAAATGTACCCTCAAACCCAATAGGTATTAATTGTTCTCCTTCTTCATCATCATCCATTCCAACCGCCAACAAAGCTCTCAGACAACCTTTAGCTTCATCCACCGATTCGGGGTCTCTCTGCCTAGCTAATTCTTTCCCCGCATTTTTCAGACGCTTTACTGCTAATGGAACTGTTATTTTTTCACTATTACCTTTACCACCTGGACAATCCTCCGTACCCTCAGATTTTGTGCACGTTGTAGATAATTTTATACCCTTATATAACTTATCTGCAATATTCCCACCATAAATTCCCCACACTCTTTCCGATGTATCACTTACATTACCACTACCAGCTTCTTTATTAGCTCCCATCATTATTGAATTCTTCAAATCAGCTGGCATGTCGGTTGTCATACCCCAACTTCTAGCCGGTGAATTCAATCCGAACAACTTAAATTGTTTCACACTAGCCTTGACTTTTTGCCTTTTGTTTTGGATTCTTATTACATGTGGATTATCTGGATCAGATACAATACCGAATTCCCATATCCCACCACACGCATCAGACATACCATTAAGGAGCTTCATTAAAAAGTCGTCCATCTTATCTGATTCTAAGTATGTGTTCCATAGAAAATGTGTGTTTATTAACATGTCTGTTAGATTCACTTCACCACCTTTATTGTCTTGTTTTGGCAATGCTCCTGTATAATCTATTTGTGCACTAACACCATAGTATTTCCCACCACATATTTCCCAATGATAATTTCCTGGTATCAAACAAACCCACGGATCTGCAGAGAATATGTTTGCCACATGGGCGATTGGGAGATTTAACTTTGTGCCAGTACTATCTAATCTCCAGACTTTATTATGTAATCCATTTCCTTCCTGCATCGTCGATCCACCAGCTTTAGCTATAATATCCTTGAATGAACCTTCGGGAGCTAATCCCGACGTCATTACATTCGATTCGAACCACTCCCAAGTAACATACCTATTTTTAGCACCAAACATCCAATTCCACTTACTTGCCCACCAACCGGTTTCCTCTTTATCTTCTTCATCTAATTGTATAGCTGTACCTGCAAATTTACCACCTGACGTCCATGGTTTACCTAATTTTATCTTCTCATCAGCTTGATTCTTTATCGCTTGCTTAACCCAAGAACCTGCTCCATCTCCTTCTTCTGCTTCATCTTCTGAACTTTTGCACCCGCAATTCTTTCCACTTGCAACATCAATACTTGTTGTGAGGTATGCTGACGATGGAGTTTGCATGGATATTTTACAATCGAATGACCCATCAGAAGGATCGAATGTCCAACCGAAATCTGATATCAATCCAAATGATGCATCAGTAGCATAATCATTTCCCTCTATCCAGGTGTTAATTACTTGCTGAGCCTTCCCCATTCCATTTACAAATGATGTTGTGGATAGTTGAGTTGTTGGAGTACCATCCGATTTGATGTTCCAACCCCAAGACACAATTGCAGTCATTCCTGGAATAAGAAATGCTTTTCTGGCATTCTTAAGCTGTTCTATTGAGTACATTTTAAACGATACATCAACCTTCCTCATAGTACCTGCTGTTCCTGTGGTGGATACCTTAACACCAGTTACTCCTCCCTTAGGTACAATTCTCCCAGATGTATCGTGCATACCCTCTTTCGTCCAAGTATCTTTTCCTCCAAATAGAGTGGTAAGAGGTAATTCTCCACCACCCTCATACATTGCATTAGACTGTAATTTAATCCAAGGTCTCTTGCTAGCTTTCCAAGGAGATGCATTACTTGATTTTCCTCTAATCTCCAACTCGCTCATCAATTTAGGAGGCATTGCACTCCCATTAATATTTACTGCCATAGTTTATAACCTCTTATTCATAGAATCACTCAAATCAGTTACTATATCTCCAACTCTGTCTGGATGAGGTATTCTTATTCTCCTCCCAGTAGGAATATATAGTGACCCTTTACCTAACTTATTTGCTTCAGCTAGAATCCACCACAATCTAACATTACTATAATACTTAAATGCTAAATTATCTAATCTATCTGATTGCAACACATCTATGTATATATCCGTAACATGTCTATCTATCTTTGGATATACAACCGTCTTGTATACTATCTTAGGTCTATCATTGAACCTACTAGTCTTTTTCGTTTTATTGTTTGAATTTCTACCCATTAATCTATAACTCTATTAGAGAAAAATCTTCCACCTTGTTGCCACACTTGTTTATCATTATTAACTAAGAATTTACCACCCAACTCTAATGTCATATGCATAGGCAATTCTAAGTTGGATGTTTCTTTGTCTTCTCCTAATCCTATATCCCAACTATCTAAGTTATATTTAGGGGTAACCTTTTCCAATATAATAGGAACATCGTCCCATATATCACCTACAGTAATGTTGTGGAATTGTCCCCCTGCAATTTCTCCGAATATTGCGGGTGAAGCTTTACCCATTATAGAATTGACATTCTTGTAATTCTGTTTCAATTCTTCTGATGTGAAAGCCGGTAGTGTTAGTGTCAACCCCCAATTCCTACCGATAGAATCAAACATATATGAACTTGCAGCATTACCAGAATATTTCACTCCCGTCCAAGATATACTCAAATCATCTTGAATATCTTCAATATAAGATCTGAATGTTATTCCAGCGACAATCACTTTAACCATATCAACACCGATGTCTAAATCTGATTCTGATTCTCCAGGTTTTGTTGCTCCATAATCTGGCATACCAAGTCTGGATATGTAGCTCTTTGTGTATGAATCATTCTCATCCTTCGTTCTGAAATCTCTGAATTTCTTGCCGGGTACTTCTCCAAATTTAACTACATCTTTATATTCCATCACATTAAATTCTTCAATCCTATCTTTTGCAATAGTACCACTACTTTTTGGCCATTCACTTTGACCTACTTGATTATATAGACCAGCTGCTAAATCTGTTTCTAGTGTGAAGTCTTTTAAATCTTTCCCTTTACCCTTCGATGCTTCTGATATTTTGTCAGAATCGTGATGATTAGTTGCACCCGTTTTGTTGTACGGGCTTTCTGGTAAGTGTAAGAAATATGAATCTCTATGTATACCGGAAGTAGATTTAAACATTGTACTTTGACCGATACCAAAGAATGAATGAGGACCCATTATTCCAGATAATGTTTTAATTGGTTCACCGGTTCCTCTAAGTTTACTCATCAATGCTGTGAACTTAGTGTATAGCTTCATCAACCCCTTTATCTTTGGTGGCATCACTGATACATTAGATTTGAATAATCCAACTTCCATTTCCTTACCTAATTTTACAAGTCTGTTACTACTCTTATATAGAACATCACTA